GCCTTGAGCCCATGCAGAGTAATTCGTTTAGTTGATAAATCGCCAATTAAACGGCGTTTTAGAAGTATGAAGACTTCTTGTAGGCCGTTTGGCCTACATGTAAGTTCTATATGACTTCTATCAAACAGTTTATCCCTGAATGAATATGTGATTACGATCTAGCTTATTTAACTGATCGTACCCCTTTTATGTATATATGTTTTTGTGGATTAGAAAAATCCGCTCTAATCATTTACAGTCTTATAATGACTATAATCTTAGAAATTAAAAATTTTGTATTGTGTAAACATCTTAAACGATGGTATTTCAATAACTTCAGTCCGGTTGAAGTTATTTTGGAGTCCATGTCCTAGGATTTTTATCCTAGGGACAATATTTCTGTGTTTAAGAAATATTATAATACCGTGTCATTACTGATCATTCCGAACACGTTAAAAGTCGGAAAGAACTATACCTAATTAAGGATAGTTTTTGCGCTACACATTAGTGCTGAGTTTAACTTCAAAACTCTAAATTTGTACTCAAAGAAAAGTCGTGAACTTGAAATGTTTTCGAACCACGCTATTTACAATATGAACCCAATCATATGTGAACCGAAATCTGCGGATAGTAGGGAATCCGGTGTCAATGCCGTCTCATTTGACATTTCTCTTGTACATTGTGAGTCTATTAGCTCACTCTCAATGCAAGATTCTTTCTCTGGAAATTCAGAATCAGAGAACGCATACCACGCGAAAGAGGATAACGTTGAACAACCTATTGATTACAGTAATGTATCATTAGAAGAAGATGTAAATTCAAATAGTTATAAACTTTGGAAACAAAGTTTTGACATTGAATTTGAAGAAGCACTTAAGGTCGGTAATAAAAATTACAGTCCGCAAGTGTTTAAAGAAGTATCAGGATCCGTAGCGGATCTGTTGGAAAAGATGGAGAGAGTTAAATCCATTCCAATTCCTAAGGAATTTTATTACCAAATTGAAGGAGCATGTATTTTGGCTACTAGCCTATTAAGTGCCACTAACGTGGCATCAGCTATATGTGCTATTATGTCTTATGCTCGTGCTGCAACCAATGAATCGGTTGCAGCGCAAATTAAGAAATTGTTGGTAGAGAATTCTTGGAGTTGTCAAGCTGGTGAAAGTATTGACTGGCTTGATTTATTGCGTGTTGCACGCACGAATTGGAAATTGGTTATTGATAATCAACATTTTACAAACCTCCAAAATGTATTATCCATTATGGTAGGTTTGGGAATGTGTAATTCTTCTCAAGTTGATTTTTCAATTGGTGGTGTAAAATTATTTACGCAACATGCTAAGGCTAAACAAACTAGTGCCTTAGATCTTGTTGACGCAATTTTAACAACCGTTGTATCATTTGTTGAAGGAGGTATTGAATGTTTTCGAACAGGATCTGTAAAACCTATGTTATACGGTGACCTTGAAATGAATACTTTAGAACAGCAAGCTATTCGTTGCGAACGATTGTATCAGTATGCAAAAACTGGAAATTTAGCCGATGCCGAAGAGGGCATGACTGATAACGAGTTTATACAGTTACAAGAGCAAACAATTGAAAAACTTGCTGAGATGAAGCGAGCTCAAAAAGGAGGCATAGCAGAGAAGATGTTAGCCGCCAAGTTAGAGAAACTTCGTAAGGAGAAGACAGAGTTCGATCGTATTCGCACAAAAGGTGGATTACGAATTGCACCATGGTCCGGATTAATTTTCGGAGCATCTGGTGTTGGAAAATCTAGTGTTGCCAATATTATGATGGTTTGTTCTTTATTACAGAATGGCTTTCCTGCAGAGGATGAGTACATCTGTACTAATAACGAATATGATAAATATGATTCTACGCTTAAATCTTATGTCACAGGTATATTTTTTGATGATATGTGTAACACCAAAACCGAATTGGTTGATGGTGCTCCATGTTCTCGATTAATCGAAGTGATTAATAATATTAGAGCGTATGGTAATATGGCTGAGGCTGATTTAAAAGGTAAAGTAACCAAAGAACCGAAAGTTGTTATTACAACTTCGAATGTTAAAGGGTTATGTTCCGTGGAACAGTCTAATGAACCTTTGTCTATCGAACGAAGAAACCAATATATTATGACAGTGCGTGTCAAGGAGCAATTTGCTTCAAATGGTATGTTGGATTCGACTAAAGTAAAAGATTTTTATAGTGAGTGGACCGAGGAACGCGCAGATGGTACTATCCATTTGGGCATTCCTGTTATCCCAGATTTGTGGGATCTTACTATGGAAAAAGCTGTAGGTGTTAAGAATCCTACACCAGGTCGTCCAGATTTGGTAACATATAAAGCTATTGAATTTCGAGGCAAACCTTTGGTGGACGTGAGTATTCTCACTGCTCTGAAGTGGAATCATGAGGCTTCTCATGAATATTTCGATAACCAGAAATTATTAGTGGCTAACCAGTCTAACATGGCAACCAAATTCTGTATTTGTAAGGATTGTGGATTGCCTGGTATGTGTTGTGATTGTATTGAAGAGCATCCCAGTGATGAGCAGTTTGGTGGTTTAATTTCCACTTTTGCTGTTAATGCTTGGTATGCTCGTAAGAAAAAAGCACAAACATTTTGGGAGCGTTTTGAAGAAAAAATTGAAGCTAGATTGTTAAATCAAATGCAATCTAGGTTAGAATTCTTGGAATTGCACCCTTATGCTCAATGGACAAATTGGTTACCAGAGTCTTGGTTAACTGATGAAGATGTTATGAATGCTATTTTATGGACTCGTAGTGATGAAATTGCAGCTGCTATTAGAACGCGATATGTTCTATTTGGAACTTTTGCGTTTTATGGCTTGTTGTGTTTTATTTTTACATCAGGATTACATAGAGTAGGCTCTATGTTTTTGATGTTGTATTGTCTTTTTAAGATAGCGCAAGTTGTTGAAACGGAAAAAGCGCGTTTGTATGCGCGTATACGAGAAGATAATGGTAGCATGAGTGCCACTTTTAAAGAAGTTCGTGGTTCGTTTGTAACCTATGTGACGAATGGATGTTTAGTGTTGGGAGCAGCATATGCTTTGGCATGCATCTATCGCCATATAAATATTACATCGTATGATGAACAAGGCAATCTAGCTCCTACCAAAATGGAGGAAATTGTTGAACGTGATAAGGAAGCACAGTTGATTGAAACTATTGCAGAAGAACAAAATTGGGATTCTGCTTATGTTGCGCCTACACCGTGTTCTGAAGTAAGTAAAACAGCGACTACTGAACAATTATGTCGGAAAATATGGACTAATCAGGTACAATTCGAATATCGTGATGGAGACGAATTTAAACCTGCTTGTGGAATGGTGTTTTTGGAATCAAATATTGCATTGGTTCCTAGACATATGTGGAAGAATGGTCGCGAGAATGTGGAAATACGCATTTCTCGCGGCACTAAACGTATTCAAATTTTCCATGCTATGATTTCGATTTCGCATGCAGTTGCAATTGCTGATTCGGATATGAGTTTGGTTTATGTTCCTAATGCTGGATCATGGGCCGATTTACGTGATTATTTACCGCTTGCGCGTTATGAAGAAAATCGTAAAATACCATTACGTTTTGTTTATAAACACATGTGGAATGAAATTATTCCCAAGCTTGTGACTAGTGATACAGTTGGCAATTTTGGTATGATACATACCAATGTTAATAAGAAGTATTTCGGTGCTGAATATGTACTTGGCACTAAGACTGGTCCTGGTCTTTGTATGGGAACGTTAGTGACTCGTACACATGAAGCTCTGATTGCAGGATTTCATGTAGCAGGTACTAATGGTGCACATAATGGTGCATTGAATATGATTACACGTGCCGAATATGAACAAGCACGAATGTTGTTATCACAACAATCAGGTGTTTGTATTGGTGCGTCACAGGGTAAATTACAAGAACAAATGTATGGTAAACCAGTTTTGATGTCAAGGACAATTCATGAGAAGAGTCCCTTGAATAAATTACCTGCTAATGCACATTTAGATGTGTATGGTACTTGTACTGGACGTGCCACGTATTATTCAGACGTGATTGAAACTCCCATTGCAGATGCTGTTTGTGAAGAGTGTGATGTTGAGAAACTTTTTGATAGACCCAAATTTCATTTAGGTGATGCTTGGACGAAATCTTTATTAGTTTCATGTAATCCTTCTATAGGAGTTGAGCCGTCTTTGCTCGTTCCAGCAGTGGATGATTATGCACAGCATATGATAGGATGCGTTAAACGTATACCTGAATTAGCTGAGTATGTTCGTCCATTGACTCAAATGGAAAATGTTTGTGGTATTGATGGATTGCGATTTATTGATAAAATAAATCCACAAACTTCTATTGGATATCCTTTGTCGGGATCAAAGGAACCGTATATTGAACGGCTTAAGCCTGAAGATTTTCCAGGCGTTGCATGTCCTGCTAAATTGGATCAACAATTTTGGGATGAAGCAAGTAGAATGGAAGATGAGTATCGTCAAGGGAGGCGATGTCATGTTCCTTTTAAGGCTTGTTTGAAGGACGAGCCAACAAGAATAACAAAAGATAAGGTGAGAGTTTTCCAAGCTTCACCAATTGCTTTGCAATTGGTGATTAGGAAATATTATTTACCTGTTGTCCGTCTTTTGTCTCTTTTTCCATTGGATGCTGAATGTGGAGTTGGTATTAATACCATGGGACCAGAATTTAGTACTTTAGTGGAGCATATGAGAAAATTTGGAGCTGATAGGATACTTGCTGGTGATTATAGTAAATATGATTTGCGGATGCCTGCTCAATTAATTTTGGCAGCATTTGACGTATTGATTATAATTGCGCAGCAATTTGGATATTCTGAAGAAGATATTATTATAATGCGGGGCATTGCTACTGATGTAGCATACCCTGTAATGGCTTATAATGGTGATCTTTTACAGCATTTTGGCTCTAATCCTTCTGGACAAAATTTAACTGTATATATTAATTCTATAGTTAATTCGTTATTATTGCGTACTGCTTATTTTAAAATTTATGAAGGAAAGAAAGTTCCTCCTTATAGAGAAGTAGCATCAATGATGACATATGGCGATGACGTTAAGGGTTCCGTTAAGCCAGGGTATGATGAATACAATCATGTATCTTACGCTCATTTTTTGAAAGAGCGGGATATGGTATTTACCATGCCTGATAAAGAATCCAAACCAATTCCTTTTATGAAGGATGAAGACGCAGATTTTCTGAAAAGAAAAAATGTGTATAATAAGGAATTGAAGCAATGGATGGGTGCACTTGATGAAACTTCGGTTTTTAAAAGTTTGACATCCGTTTTGAAATCCAAAGCGATTACTCCTTTAGAACAATCAATGCAAAATATTGATGGTGCTATGCGAGAGTGGTTTGCTTATGGTCGTGATCATTATGAAATGCGGCGTACTCAGATGAAGAGAGTAGCTGCAAAACATGGGATCGCAGGTGGCTGTGCTATGTTAGATCGAGACTTCGATGAATGTCTCGAAATGTACAAGCACCGCTATGGCTTGGAAAGCCAATAAAATTATCCCGCCGTCCGTAGGAACGATGGACGCAAAATTAAACAGTTCTGTATGTATATGGATACCATGTATGAGTCTTTTTACACATTATAGACGATCACATAGGCTTTGCATACACTGACACTCCCCTCGTGGAGTACCCCTTTTTAGGGGAATGTCTAGTCAACATGAATAAATGTGTACCCCACTTGCTTTAGTCAAAGCATGATGGGTTAAATAAATAGACTACTGAAAATCGAATGAATATTAAAATAAATGAAGAGTCCAATGAGACTCAACAACAAATTGTTGGTTTTTCCGATCAGAATCAACAATGGGTGTACTCGATCGACAACCCTTTAGATGATGTGCATAGCACAGCAGATTCTAATGATGCTAGTTTGGAGAATTTTTTCTCCCGCCCCATTAAGATAGCATCTTTAAATTGGCCTGTTGGGGCGACATTCGGCACTACAATTAATCCATGGCAATTGTATTTTGAAAATACGCGTGTTATTAACCGTATTACAAATTATAATTTACTGCGATCTAAATTGTGTGTTAGAATCATGATTAATGGTAACGGCTTTCATTATGGCCGTGCATTGGCGTCTTATAGACCTTTGCATAATCAGGATCAATTTATACCGTGGAGGTATGGATTGGTTAATGAAGATACCATTGGAGCCAGTCAGCGTATGCATGTCTGGATTGATCCCACTAAATCACAAGGTGGAACATTATGTTTACCTTATGTTTATTACAAGAATACGATGAATATCGTAGAGGAGGAATGGCGTGATATGGGATTGTTGGATATTGCATCAGTTACAACTTTAGAACACGCGAATGGTGGTTCGGATTCCGTTACCATTTCTGTATTTGCGTGGGCTGAGGATGTTTCTCTTGCAATTCCAACTATTGCGGAACCTGGTTCTTTATCACCCCAAGTCATGTTAGATGAACAGGGTGAATATGATGAGGCTAGTGCTGGTCCAATTTCTGGACCTTCAGCAGTAGTGGCAAGAGCCGCAGGTGCGTTAGCGGTTATACCGCAAATACGACCTTTTGCATTAGCAACAGAAATGGCTGCTGGTGCAATCGGTAACATTGCCAAAATGTTTGGAATGTCACGGCCTGTTGATACAGCGCCCATATCATCCTATAAACCTACTTATGCAGGTAATATGGCCAATACTAATACTTCAGATACATCTACGAAATTAACGTATGATGTTAAACAAGAATTAACAATTGACCCTATTGCTTGTGGTGTAGGACCAAGTGATGAGATGTCATTGCTTAGTATAGCGAAGAGAGAGAGTTATTTAACTCAATTTCCGTGGGCGACAACAGCTGTGCCTGAGACATTATTGTGGAATTGTTATGTTGAACCTAAGTTATATGATACTTTTGGAACTGAACAGCATTATACTCCTATGGCTTGGGCATCATTGCCTTTTAAGCATTGGAGAGGTTCCATTAATTATCGTTTCCAGGTAGTAGCATCGTCTTTTCATAAAGGACGTATTAAGGTAGTGTATGAACCATACCTTGCTGTTGGTGGAGTAACTGAGTATAATACACAGTATACTCATGTCATTGATCTTGCAAAAGAACGTGATTTTACTGTTACGATAAATTGGGGCCAAGAGCTGTCATATCTTGAGCGCGATGAACTTACCGCAGTTCCATTTAGTACGACTCCTTTAGGTGCACCACGACATGGTGAAGCTAATGGAATCTTAATGGTTTCCGTGGTTAATGATTTAACGACACCCAGTGCGACACTTTCAGATGTGTCGGTATTGGTGTCTGTTTCAGCAGGTGACGACTTTGAAGTCGTCAATCCTGATGATATGTTACAAAGGGTAACATTTTATCAACCGCAGAGTGCTTCTGAGCAGACTGCGAAATATTATCAATATTTATCAACTCAAGCAGAAGAACCTGATTTTGGTGATGGATATTGGTATTCTGAACAAGCTGACTTGGATAATGCAGATAATGATTTAACAATGGAGGAGAGTGCTCCTGTACAACAGGAGATTGAAGCTTCAATGGCTACCAAGTTGTCAGTGTCTGATAATGCACAGAAGGTGTATTTTGGAGACCCTGTAACTTCAGTACGGCAAATAGTGAAGCGATATGAACATTATTTGCCAATAGCGCAGAATGCTATTAATGGAACCACACAAACGAGAACACGAGTTGGATTGACTGATTTTCCTTTGTATAGAGGCCATGCTGGACCAGCTGGTATTCATCGTACTGGTTTTATTAATATCACACCGTATAATTATACGGATACGACTATGATGCATTGGTATACACCAATCTTTTTGTGTCGTAGAGGTGGCATTCGGTATAAATTTCTTTATGCGAGTCCTGGAGAGGATACTAAAGGAATTATGTCAGTGCGACGAGTTGCGGATCATGTTCGCAGCTTTCAAACTATCGCAGATACAGCTAATGCGACGGGTAGTCCGTCGGAAGCAGTTGTCGATGTTAAAAATCGAACATTAAATACTGGTCAAGGTGTGCATTGCACCATGATAGAACAGAATCCAGTATTGGAAGTGGAAATACCTTTTTTCCACAATAGGAGATTTGCGCCTGCTAGACAGACAAATGTATTAGAAAATAATAACGATTTTAATACGTTTCACGATCTAGCATTTCCTAATGCTATCGCAAAAACCGCTGGAGTGAATGCTTTTGTAGCAGCTGGAGAAGATTTTTCATTATCTTTTTTCCAGTCTTGTCCTGTATTTTATTTTAATACAGATCCACTCCCCAGTCCTGTAGCATAGGACCCCCCCGTTTTTTAGGAAATGGGTAACCGAACGAGACGGTGAAAAATAACATGGTAAAACATGTAAGACGCATCTCGTGCGCCAAAAACGGTGGGCCCGTTTTTGTATGATGTCAAGCATTGAGCTAGGTGTCCGGTTAACGTTTCCGTAAAAACGTAATCCTAGTGGTGACTGCTAGGTAGGTATTTCTTTGTGGAAGAAATAGCCTGGAACTGTCCGTTACTCCAATTGTGGAGTGCGGTGCATTTTGTTTAAACTTTGACCTTAGTTTTTAAACTTTTTGTACCGCATCGGCGGTACCTAAAGTAGTTTTCTTAAGTCACAAGTTTATGAAGTGTAGTGTTCCTTAATGTAGGAATCAATTCTAGCCTGAGAGGTTGGAAGCCCTAGCAAGGGCTAGAATTGTAGGTCAC